TCACATTGCGCTTATTATTTGTGTTGCTTTTTCATCTTCTTCTTTGTAAGTTTCTTCAAGTAAATGTGAATAAACTTCTGTGGTTACAGATATATTTTTGTGTCCTAGCCTTTTCGAAATGTAATATATAGAAATGCCTTTGGCTAATAAATATGAACAGTGAGTGTGACGTAGTGCATGCGAAGTAATCTCTTTGATACCTAGATTGTTGCAATATACTTTTAAACGTTTATTAACCGCATTGTTTGTTAATTCGCCAAAAATAGTACCGTCGATTGTTCTAGGTAATTGATCAATAGACTTAATGATATGGTTCATATCCTTTTGACTAATAGACACATAACGAGGAGACGAATCTGTTTTATGCTCATCAATATATATTTCACTTTTAATTTGATTGATATATTCACGTTTTAGATTCAAAGCACCACTTATGCGACAACCAGTACAAATCATGATGAATAATACAAGTGATGACGCATTGTCTTTAGTCATCAAATGCTGTTTTAATAATTCATAGTCTTTTAGATTGATATATTTACTATCTTCACTTTTATTAGGCTTACTAGCTCTATAATTCACTTTAAAAGTAGGGTTCTTTGCAATAAGTCCTTCATATACTGCATCGTCTAATGATGTTCTAATATAGCCGTTTAGTTTTCTAATAGATTCTTTCGAATGATGTTTTGAAAACTCATTTATAAAATCTTGATAGTGGTATCTCGAAATATCCTTTAACTTTTTCTTACCAATAGGGTGGTTATTGATGTGTTCTATAGCAGAAGAATAGGACTTGTAAGTTTTAGGTGTTACGGTTGACTTTTTAAACGTTTCGCACCAGGTTTTGAAATAGTCGTATAACGTTAAATTAGGTTCGTACTCAATACCTTGCTTTAACTCACTTAACTTTTCTAAACCTGCAGAATTTGCCTCTCGCTTTGTCCGAAAACCTTTCTTACGATATCGTTTGCCTTCATATTTAAATTCATATTGCCATTTTTTACCGTCATAACATCGTGTTTGCATGTTATCCCTCCTAAAAAAGGTAAAAAAATAATAAGGGTACGTGGGAGGTACCCGGAAAAATTATAACGATTTAAGCAACCTATTTAGAACATATAATTTCTCTAAATCGTATTGGGTTATACCTATTACTTCGAATAGATTATACTTACAATATTTTTCAATTTCTTTATATAAAATGTTTAACTCTTCAATGAATTTTTTTCGAATTCCAGCTGGTTTGGTGAAGATCATAATAGAAATAATTAATGAATACAGGTCGTTTTTTCCAATCCCTTTTTTATATTTTGCTTTATCTATAAAATCATATTCAAGTAACGAATTTACAAAAGATAATGATAAATGAGCAGTATCTTCATTGGATTTAAACGAATAAAACCTTTGTCCATGTGCAATGACATTTCTGTATTGTCTAAGGATTTCTAATATTGGAATAGCAACCTCTTTTAATGAATCATCAGTTTCCAAACCACATACTTTTGAAGCGACCGATTGTTTATCTTTAGGCTTTAAAATTGAAAACCATTTAATCGTTTCTCCAAAATTAAGGGGGATTATTAATATCCACGGTGGGATATGATTGTGATTATTTCTATAGTGCTTAATCGAATCATTTTTTAAATAATCTCTATATTTAGATAGGTGTCGTAAATGACCAGATCTAAAACTGTTGTTTCCATCATAGTTTTTAGCATCTAAATATGAATTTCTTATATCATATCCTGTTATTTGCTTACCTTTTTTGTTTGTAAACGTTCTTTTAAGAGTGGGTTCTTGAACACCATAATTTTTAGCTACAGTTGCAGATAAATTAGTTTTTAAAGATTGTTCTATTAGTATTATGTACTTAAAAATTATATTCTTTAAACGAGTGTCGTATTTATAGCACATATAAAAATCATTAAATGTAACATTTTCTTCATATTGCCCATTTGCTTGTTTGAAAAGAGGAGAATATGCGTTTATCAACGAGTAATATGATATTGTTTCTAATTGTTCCAAAGCAAATTTTTTATTTTCTATTCTCACTCCACGATATTCCAATAAAACCAATTGTTCTTCACAGCTTAAATATGGTTTATTATAAACTGAAGTTTCTAGTAATGTTTTTATTGATTCAATGTCTCTCATAAATAATCCTTTCAACGAAAAAAGCCCTCATGCATAGCATGAAGGCTTATCCGAGTCATTTCAAGAATGACCATTTCATACTTGCATTATAAATGTTTTTTCTTAATTAGTCAATTTTAAAGATAAACAAGAGTGAGTGGCTTCCATCCCTCAACCTCCTTTGCTTAATTAATCTTCGTCTTCATCTACTTTACTTTCAATAATTTTAAGCACCTTTCTTACTTTATAAGATGTGATATCTTTAGGTAAAGAATAGGTGAAGTAATTATTCTTATTCGTTTTCACTTCGTAAACAATTTCATTTAATTTTATTTTGCAATTTAAAATTATCATCCATTGTCTCCTTAAAATAGATAAATTCAAAACACATCATACAACCTAAAAACCCTCAACGGCTCAAACGTAATAGCATAATCACCGTAGTGAGTTCCAATACCATGTTTTTGTTTGTAATGTTCCAATATTTCTAATACGTGTTCTTCACTTAATTGAACGTATTCCGCTAGTTCGTATAAGTTACTTACACCGTAGTGATGTGCCTCTACAATAATACGCAAGGGCAGTGCTGCCTCGAACCCGTGACGCCTAGCGTAGCTTTCAAATTTGCGATTTATGTCTTTAGATTGATCTAAGATATTCCCATATGTAAGTTTGTGATGTGCTAGTTCTTCGTATAAGACTTCGGCTTTGCGTGTTTCGGATAGGTTGCGTTTGATTAGAATTAAATCACCTAACCATAAACCATGTAAGTCATTAGGCATAACATCTGTTTCTCTGACTTCTATATAGTCATGCTCTATTAACATTTTTTCATATAACCCCATAAAAACACCCTTTATTTACGTTTACTTCTTATATAGTCGGCATAATCTAACACACGTTGCCATTCGTCATCTGTTAATTCTCCCTCAAGATGAGCAGCACGATGTTGTACTTCAGTTTCTGGTTGTTTATTTTTTAATAATAAACTTTCTGGGGTAACATTCAATGCGTTTGCGATTTCAGCTATATCTTCCATAGGTATTTTTCTACTACCATTTTCATATCTTGATAGTGTAGATTTATTAACACCTATTTTAGTTGCAAAATCAGTTAAATTTATATTGTTCTCTTTACGTAACTGTTTTATTAATTTACCTATTTCTGCTGAAGTTCTCATTTTAAATTTACCTCCGTTTTGTCTATAACAGTATATTATCACTTTTCCATATAGGAAACAACTAGTATTTTAAGAAAGTAAAAAAATATTTTTTAAGATTATTGTTGACAATTAGGAAACGAGAGTTTAAGATTGAGTTAACTTCAAAAAAACGGAGGTGACAAGATGTATGAGTTCAACGTTAAAAGAATGAAGGCTGAGCGTATAGCTAAAGGCATTTCTCTTTCTGAGATGGCGGAAAAATTAGAGATGACACCAGGTACTTATTCAAAAAAAGAAAATGGACATATTAGAATTAACGTTGACGATTTAGCAAAAGTTATTGAGGTGTTAGATTTGCCACAAGATAAATGCGGTATTTTTTTTACACATAAAGTTTCCAAAACGTCAACAAAAGAACCACAAACAACTTAAAGGAGGAACTAAAAAATGAATAAAAAAATGAACTACGTAAAAATAGCGCTCTTAACTATCATCTTGGTAGACCTAGTTAAGAACACTATTAAAAAGAATAAAGTTACTGTATCAACTCAATCATTTATTGATGAGAGATATTCGCAACGTTCAAATTAAACATCTCAGTTTTGCCACAGTTTTTACAAACTGTAACGAACATATCCATGCTTGGAGCAGGCAATTCTTGAGATATAGCTGGTAGACCAAAAATTTCATCAGAAATCACTACTTTAGGTTCAGAGCAACATGGAGCGTGTTGTGTAGAATTATAAAACTTTTCGATTTCTTTAAGTTGGTCTTGGTTGAATTTAAAAGTTCCCATTATTAATCACTCCTTTCTAAATCAGATAGGAAAATTATAGCACAGAAAAACGGGAGCAAGACTTAATTACAAATAAACGGAAAGAAGGAGATAGAAGTTGAACAAGATAGAAGATTTTGAAAAATCTATTAGAGCTTTTGATAAACATGGTGTTTTTGAGTACACAATTCATGAAAATATGTTAGCTCACATTTTACCTAACTTAGAAAGACAAGTAACTTTTGGGACAGGTAAAAACGGTCTTGAAAAATGGTGTACCAAAAAATTCACAGCAGATTTTTTCGACCCGATTAATAACATCGTTATAGAAGTTGACGGTAGTAGTCACAATAACGAAAGACAAAAAATAATCGACAGATTAAAAGAAATCTTTTTTGAACAAAAAGGCATAAAAGTTTATCGAATTTCTAACGAAAAGGTTAAAGAAATTTTTGATAACGAGTGTCAGAAAGGAGTAGAGATACTTAATGCAGTATTCCGTTGATGAATTCAAATATAACGAATTACCAAAAGAATTATCTGATTTTATTATCGAAAAAGAGAATATCTTGAACGGAATAAAACACAGATACGCAAAAGAAGTAGGAAAAGTTTTTTATGAGGCACAACAAGAATTCAGCGACTTTAACAATGGTGGACTTTTTGAAAAATGGTACACGTCAATTGGTTTCAAAAAAAGAAATGTTTATAACTACATTCAAATTTATAACGAAGTGCAACAGTTGCACGGCGACCAATTAGAAACGTTTGAAGAATTACCAAAACGATTGCAACTAGAAATTTCAAAACCATCGCACATTCCTGAACTAAAAGAAAAAGTTTTAGATGGCGATATTAAAACTCATAAAGAGTACAAAGAATTGGAACGCAAACTTAAACAACGTGACGAACAAAACGCTCAACTCCAATCTCAAGTAGAACAAGCGCAACGCTCAGAAGAGATTGCTAAGAAACAACTAGAAGATGCAGAGAGTAGAGAGCCAGAAGTGATTGAGAAGTATATGGAGCCAGAAGATTATCAACAAACGAAAGAGGCGTTAGCACAATCACGGCACCAACAAAAACTTATCGAACAACGCAACGAAAAGTTAGAAAAAGACATTAAAGCAATGGAACAACGTAGAGATGAAACAAATGAAAAATCTGAGAAATACGATGAATTGAATAAGGCGTTAGGCGATATGAACAGAAAACTTGATGACGGACAACGTAGATTAAAAGCACAAAAAGAAGTGTATGACCTCGTTAAAAAAGGCGAAGAACTTATCAAAGAAATCGCACCTATGACTTACTTTATTCACGACGAATACATCTTAAGTAATGAATACGCAATTAAACCTATTAAAAAAATTGCAGATGATTTACTCGATTTATCAAAAAAATTAAACAAACAACTTAACAAAGGAGACGTTATAGATGTCTAAAAATTTAATCGATATTAGTAGAAAGCAAGCAGATCAATTAGTACAACAAGCAGAATTCAGTAGAAATCTTTTCATCAAAATGGAAGAACACGATAAAAAAATGAAAGAACAAGACGAAAAGATGAATAAGTTTGAAAGCAAAATGATTGATACGGAAAACAGACTTAATAAACGTATGGAAGAAAACGAAAAAAACAATGTGCTAACACACGGTGAAGGAAGACATATCAAATCAAAAGTAGCTGAACGCTCATATTATTTAACTGACCAATTCTTCACGGAGCGTGTATCTAAAGAACTTTACCATAAAAAACGTTGTCACTTTGTTCAAGGGATATATTCGACACTTAACAGACATTTTAATTCAATCGCTTACACAACAATTAGACATATAGACTTCGAGAAAGCAATGGAATTTATAGGAAATTTAGAGTTAGTGAATATGCCTCAACATTTTTTAAGACTTACAGACCATCAAATAGATGTTGCTGAAAGACATGGAGATTACAGCATCTTGGAAAGACTAGCTTAACCCACAATCGAACAAACAACTTAAAGGAGGTATAACCATGAACATTTTATACAAAACAACCCTCCTCATCACAATGGCAGTTGTGACTTGGAAGGTTGTAAATATTGAAATAAACACTAGGAAAACGACAATTAGTTACATCGATAAAAAAGATTTAAATACTAACCGTCATTTTGGGTTTTCTCGACATATTTTCTAGCGTGTTCAAACGCCATTAAATATACAGCAAATGCTTCGTCAAGCATTTCTTGTTCACTTTCGTAATTACTCGGTTTGAACTCTTGAGTGCTTAAATAAGCATTTGCAAACTGTTGAGGGTCGAAATATATCTTAGACATTTATGTCACCTCACTTTCATTTGAAGATAACCAAATTATACACGAAAGGAGTATCTGAGATGACGCAAACTTTAAACGTAACTGTTCCAATACCGGACACACATGTTCTTGTTTCTAAAGATGAATATGAAGAGTTAATAAATTATTCATTAGATCCAGTTTGGGACTTAAAAGAATTGAAAAAGAAACTCAAAATGTCAGCTGACGACACGATTAAAGACAGATTATTAACCCACCCAAAATTTGAGAAATTACTCAAAAAGCAAGGCATCGTACATTATCCAGATGAAAATTTAAATCGTTGGAGAATCAACGCAAGAAAGATGAATAAATTCATCGATGAGCATTTCGAAGAAATTTATGGAAAGGGGAGATAAATATGAAATCACACGATAAAGCATTCTTAATATCAGGCATGATGTTCAACGCAGTATTTTTCCTGCTCATGTTAGTAGAAGTGGTCATCACTAAGTCAGCAGGATATGCACTATTCGCAGCATTAGCAACTTATGTATTTTTCGACCAATGTTACTACAAAATAAAAGACTGAATGCTATCGGCAAATAGCAAACAGTCGGAGACTTTTAAAATTATATGTACTTAAAATTTACAACTAAATTAGGAGGCAGTCAAGTTGAAACACAAATTACTAAAAATTGCTAACGACTTAAATGTATTAATTGTTAACAGCAAAGAAAGTGTTGAATGTCAATTCGGAACAGGAATTTGTGATGACGAAGTAGTCCTATTCTTCTTTCATCACTCAGACGAGTATAAAACAGATGTTAAGAACATTATGTTCGCTGAATTTCATACATCAGAAGAACTTCATGACAAATTCGAATTAGCTAAGAAAGTAATCAAAGGAGAGTGCTTGATTGATGAAAGAAACAGTCACTTACCTAATTAAGCTAAAGAACGCACCTTACGACTTATATATCAGAAACAGACCTAATGCTCCCGAAGATACAGATTATACAAGAGATAAACGTAGAGCAAGAGAGTTTGACGGTTTAGACAAAACCTCAATAGACATGACACAACATGCAGCAATTAAAAAAGTAGTAACAGAAACAACTAAATATGAGGAGGTAGGACTTGATGACTGAACAACTTAATTTATATCAAAAAATAGCTGATGTTAAAGCTAATATTGACGGCTTCACTAAAGATACTAAAGGTTACAACTACTCATATGTTAGTGGATCTCAAGTGCTTCATAGAATAAGAAACAAGATGATTGAACATAATTTGTTACTTATACCAAAAACATCAGAAGAAAATTATAAGCAAATTGAGGTAACGAGATTTAATAAAAAAGCGTCGCGTGAAGTTACGACAACAGAGTTTGTTGTAGAAATGAAATTGACTTATGTATGGATCAATGCTGACAAACCAGAAGAACAATTCGAAGTAACTTTCTATGCAGTAGGTCAACAAGACGATGTATCAAAAGCACATGGTACTGCATTAACTTACGCAGAAAGATACTTCTTAATGAAATTCTTCAATATTCCAACTGATGAAGATGATGCCGATGCAAAACAAAAACAAGAAAGATATGCAACTTCAAGTAATCAATTGAAAGAGTTGCTTAGACAAGAAGCAGATAGTTTTATCGAAATTGCTGAAAGAAGTAACTCTGCAAGCAAATATCAAGAACAGATAGAAAAACTGAAAAATATGAATGTAAATGATTTAAACAAACAACAAATAAACGTTACAAGACAACAAATTAATAAATGGCTTGGAGGAATTAAAGAATGATAAACAGAGTAATTTTAGTAGGTAGATTAACGAAAGATCCAGAATTCAGAACAACACAAAGCGGTGTGAATGTTGCCACTTTCACACTAGCGGTCAATCGTACATTCACAAACGCACAAGGTGAACGCGAGGCTGATTTCATTAACATTGTAGTGTTCAGAAAACAAGCTGATAACGTCAATAATTATTTGAAGAAAGGTAATTTAGCTGGCGTAGACGGTCGTATTCAATCACGTAGCTATGAAAACAAAGAAGGCCAACGTGTATTCGTAACAGAAGTAGTAGCAGACAGTGTTCAATTCTTAGAGCCAAAGAATAACAATCAACAAAACAGTCAACCTCAACAGCAACGAGGACAAGCACAAAGTGGTAACAATCCATTTGGTAATGGTCCAGATATCTCAGAAGATTCATTGCCTTTCTGATTGGACTGATTTAATTGGCTAAAATCAAGAATTACATCACTCAAGATGACGGTACAACTACCGTTGTCATTGCTGGTGTAGAACTAGACAACAAAACTTCACTCCTACTTGATAACGGGTTTGAAGTGGAGGTAGATGTGCAAGTCGTAGACCCTTTCAGAATAACCGATAAACAACGCCGTAAGATATTTGCTCTTGTAAAGGACATAGAGGCTCATACAGCTCAACCTATGGACTACATGCGTCATATGTTCATCGAATACGTTCGGACTTACTACGGCTACGACAAGCGCATCTCATTAAGTGATTGCACACGTACACAAGCAAGCCAAATTATCGAGGTTACATTGGACTGGATATTTCATAACGATATACCACTTGCATATAAAACGAGCGACTTACTCAAACAAGATAAATCATTTTTATATTGGTCAACAGTCAATCGTAACTGTGTTATCTGTGGTAAGCCACATTCAGATTTAGCACATAGATATGCAGTAGGTAAAGGTCGCAATCGTAACAAGATAAATCATGTAGGCAACCAAGTATTAGCATTGTGCAGAAACCACCACACAGAACAGCACCAAATAGGAATAGATACATTTAACAAAAAGTATCACTTAACAGATAGTTGGGTTGATGTGGACGATCGACTAAATAAGATGTTGAAAGGAGAGAAAAGAAATGGCGATCTTTAGAGTCTATAAAGAGTCGGGTAATTTTGTGACAGTTAATAAAGATTTTATACATGACCCTAATTTAAGTTGGAAAGCTAAAGGTATACTACTTTATTTGTTAAGCAGACCAGATGACTGGCAAATATATGAAACCGAATTAAAAAAGCACGCTTGCGACGGTAGAGATAGCTTGCGGACTGGTATTAAAGAGTTGGAAAAAGTAGGTTACATTCAACGTAAAAGAATTAGAGATGATAAAGGTCATTTCAGAGAGTATGAATATCGGGTTTTTGAACAACCTAACCACATAGGATATTCCCACTTGGGAAAACCCCAGTTGGGAAATTCCCACTTAGGGAAACCCGACACTACTAATAATAATATAACTAATAATGATTTAACTAATAATAATATAACTAATAATGTGACAGACGACACGTCACAAATTTTCCAATTGGTTAGTAAAGAATTAGAGATGATACAAAGTCCTTTAAAAGTACAAGAGTTGGAAGATGAACTCAACCTTATTAAAGGAAACAAATTAGAAATAACAGGAGTAGCAATTAACTACTGTAAACAAAGCAAGAAAGGTATTAACTACCTAATCAAAGTATTAAGAAACTGGAATAACGAAGGTGTAGATACTAAAGAGAAAGCACTAGCTAAAGTAACGCCTAAGAAAAAGAAATCTAATGAAACCGACGATTTAATTGCAGCGATGGAACAAGAATTAGGTGATGAGTAATGAGTATGACTAAGAAAGAAGCATTACAAATCATCAAAAAAATTAGGAACATCTATAATTTGGAGTTCGACAAACCAAAGTTAGAAACATGGATAGAAGTTCTTAGCGAAAATGGTGATTACGAACCAACACTAAAAACATTAAACAACTACATTAATTCCGGCAATTCATATCCACCTAACTTACCTAAAATCATGAGAAAAGCACCTAAGAAAATGGAATATGAAGAGGCGCCAGATGATGTAAAAGAGCATCGTTGGAAAATGAAAAACGATCCTGAATATGTAGCTGCACGAAAAAAGATACTTGATGACTTTGCAGAACAACTTAGAAAGTTCGAGGTGAACAACCATGAATGAACGCAGAGATATTGAAAGTACGATTATTTCAAGCTTGCTTAAAAAGCCTGAACTTATCGAAAAGTTGCGTGTTAAACCTTATATGTTCTATTACGACGATTTCAGAACGTTTATGGAATATGTGTTTGAAGTTGGCAAGGTGGATCATCAAGAAATATTTTTAGAAACATCAAAGAATAAAAACTTTTTAGATTTCGACACGATACAAAAGTTATATAATTCCGATTTTATTGGTTACGGCATATTTGAGCGCTATCAGCAGAATTTATTGGAAATCTATCAAATATCACAAGCGAATGAAGTAATCAATGAATTTAACCAATCACCTAACATGCAATCGTTTGAAGCAATGGTTACTGACTTAAATCAAGTATCACTGATTAGTGCGACAGATGAAACGAGTACAAAACAAATTGTAGATGAGTTTGTAGAAGAATTGTATAGCGATGAACCTAAGAAAGTCATTAAGACAGGTTTTCCATTAATGGACTATAAGATTGGCGGTTTAGAGCCAACACAACTCATTGTGATTGCAGCACGACCTTCAGTAGGTAAAACAGGGTTCGCGCTTCAAATGATGCTTAATATCGCTAAACAAGGTTATAAAACATCGCTATTTAGTTTAGAAACAACAGGCATAGCAATATTAGAACGAATGTTATCTGCAGCGACAGGAATTGAATTGTCACGTATTAAGAAAAAATCAGATTTAAGCGCTGATGATTTAACTAAATTAACAAGTGCTGCAAGCGAAATATTAAAACTTGAAATAGATGTCAATTCGCAAAGCGATGTAAGTACCCAGGAAGTCCGTAAGCAAGCCATGAAGAACAAAGATAAGCAACAGGTCATATTCATCGACTATCTTCAATTAATGCAAACAGATAGCAAATTAGACCGTAGAAATGGCATTGAAAAAATCAGCCGTGATTTAAAAATAATAGCAAACGAAACTGGTGCAATTATCGTATTACTTTCTCAACTTAGTCGTGGTGTAGAGAGTCGAAATGACAAACGACCTATGTTGTCTGACATGAAAGAAGCAGGTGGAATTGAGGCTGACGCAAGTTTAGCAATGCTTCTTTATCGAGATGATTATTATAACCAAGACGAAGATGATGAATTCGGTAAGTCGATTGTCGAATGCAACATTGCCAAAAATAAAGACGGTGAAACAGGTGTTATCGAATTTGAATATTATAAACGTACGCAAAGGTTCACGACATGACGGTTATCGAATATAAGAAACTACTTGGAACGATGTACCGACAAGATTATAGCAATGATCAACTCATCGGGACGTTACTGATTGAAGTTGGTCGGGCTATCAATCGTTTGTTGGAAGAGAAAAAGATATCTCCATTCGATGACTATGAGAAAGTGAAAGACATTATTGAAAAAGAAACGAAGTGGAGGCAAAGCGATGGGACTTATAGAAAATCAACCTAACGCATATAGCTTATATGAAAGCGACGGTTGGGAAATGCTTAGGGTTCTGCCTAGAGATGACGGTACTTTCTATCTTGCTAATAAAGGTGGAATGAGTGATAAGCATTTTAAAGAATTTGTGACTAAAGATGAGTTAGCAAAGATGAAACGTAAGCATAAATTATTCAGAAAAGAAGAATTACAACAACAGACAACAATAGATGAATTCTTATTCTAGGAGTGACAACGTGCAGATAGAAATTAACTTTAATGAAACGTATGAGGCACCTATTGGCTCGCCTCGTCCACGTTTCAGAAATACAGGTAGATATGTTCAAACATACATGCCAACGTCTTATACAAAGCATAAGGACTTCATCAGAGAGCAGATGCCAAACACATTACTCGATGGAAAATTGAAAGTGACATTATCGTTTTACTTCAAGGCACCAAAGAGCTGGAGTAATCGTAAAAAGTTATTAGCAATTGGACAGTACAAACGTACTAAACCAGATATAGATAATTTGATTAAAACAGTGCTAGATGCAGCTAACAATCATCTATGGAAAGACGACAGCCAAATCGTTGAAATACACAGTTTTAAGCAATATGCAGAGGAACCGAAAATTATTTTAGAAGTGGAGGAAGTGTAATGCAAGAAGAAACACTAAAACTCACATTCGATTTAACTGTGGAAGTAGAACAGCCTATTTGGATAAACAAACATGCAGATAGAGAAAACTACATCGAACATTACTCTAATAGATATAAAAACGACCCTGACAATTTACTCGATAACATCAAAAACATTACTGACGTTAGTGTCAGTTACGCAGATTGGAAGTGAAACTATGCCGAAAGTGAATTTAGACGGTAAACGTTACAGATTATGTGATGTGTACAAATATTTTGATGTATCAGATAGTACGGTTCGTAAGAGATATAAAGAAGGCCTACGTGGTCCAGAATTAATACACGGCAAGGGAGTATATGAATATGGTGCAGATGTACGAAAGAAATGAAAAGCAATTAACAGCTAAACAGTTGTATGAGATACAGCAGGCTGAAATTAGACACGAAAGAGCTTTAAAACGTAAACGTAGAGAAGAACGTATTGCTAGGGCTAAACGTGCAGAACGTGAGGTTGCTAAGCATAGAGTGAACAGTAAGTGGTTTAGATACTTATCAGAGAATGACATATTTCCAAAGGTAAGGGGGTAGCGGAATGGAAAATGTAAGAATAATTGATTTAAAAGTAGACAATATTGTTCAGTTCCAAGCAACATTTAAAGGTGTTACTGCTATGCAAACGGCCATAGTCAATCGTGTGTATGCAATAGAAAAAGGTTTGAAAACAGTTTGGTATGCAGAGGTAGAGAATGCAGGTGGTTATAAATTTATACTTACTGATAATGATGATTTTATCAGAGTAAACGAGCCATTCACACGTAAAGTGGATATGGTACATCAACCATCGCACTATCATAGTGAAAATGGTATCGATTTAATTGAGTTCTGTCGCCAACAATTTACCGATGAAGAATTCAGAGGTGCTATGAAGTTTACTCAAATGCGTTACTCGCTTAGAACAGGTCGTAAAGAAAATGACCTACAAGACCAAAGCAAGTTGAAAGAGTACGCAGATAGATTTATGGAAGTACTGAACAATGCAACTCGATAACACAGTATACCAACGATACAAATATAAAACTAATGCCAAGACACCTACACAGATACAACAGGAATTACGCAAGCTAGGTGTCAACGGCTTTGTGGTTAAGGTAGCAGGAAGTAGAGTGACGATGTTGGTAAATGAGAACGATATTAAAAGGAACAGGGAGTGTGTAAGGAATGGCAAAGATTAAACGTAAGCTAGAGATGACATTACCAGAATTAATTGAGTGGGCGTGGGAGAATGAAGTTAGTGATAAGGCTTTTTATAGCAATCTTGATGGTGGTTCTGTGTATTTCGATAAAATTCAAAATTTGTCGATAGAGCATGAAATTGCTATAAATGAAACTTTCACAGTCGAAATTGAAAAAGAAATCGACGAGGATACAGTGTTTCCGGTGTTAGTAAAGACTTTAAAAAATGTAGTTGAAGAAACTAAGGTGGTCACTTATTACAACGCTAGTATTGAATTTTCTAAATCAAAAAACGAAACAATTTCTTATCACATTCTGAACGACGACGGCACAATGACTTTAATTTGGAAGGACGGTGCTATGGTTGATGACTGAGAAAAGTAAAGAAAAGATACTAGAATATATTAAAAATAACCATTTAGACTACGACGGTGTATTTGGTGAATTAGTGGACGCATCAGAAAGCTCAGTAGATTTACTTTGGCGCCTTGCATTAGATTTTTATTCGCCTTTACAAACTCATACATCGATAGTAATGAGTAAAGAAGAAATGATTATACATGAATTATTTAAACAGTGTAAGTCGTTTAAGAAACAACGTGATGAACTCATCAATGATATGGCAGAAGTGAAAAGGAAGGCAGAGGCGTTTGATGAGATTTTAAACGTTGACTATATAGTAACGCCTGATGATTATGCACATGAAATCACAAAAATTGTAGATAAATATAAGGAGGTCAACAATTAATGTTTCAAGATATAGATAACTTACAAGAGACATTATGGCATATCGAGCAAGTAGATAAATCAATTCTTAATGCTTATCAAAATGAATTATTAAGTGCATCTAAAACTTATATTCAAACTTTATTAAAAGATTTGGAGAGTGATAGCGATGAGTGAACAAACTATATTCCTAGATGAAAATGACTTACTCAGCTTATTGAATGGTGGCAGTTTTCATACATTGGTCGGTGAACAAAAAGTAGTTATTAAGCAGTCGCCACTTAAACCACCAGTAGCACCTGCGTTGAATTACAGATATCAAATAGTTGATACAAAAGCAGAAAGGGAACGTTTATCAAGAATGGTACAACATTCAATTAATTCAAATATCGGAGGAACAATAAATGAAAAACGTAATTAAATTTGTAGGTAAATCAATAATTAGAACAGTAGTCACTAGAATAGTTAAGGACTTAATTGCAGCATATAAATTTACAGAGTATGCAAAAAGAGAACAATCAAAAGAAGAACAAGCTTTTTTCAGAGCGTGTAACAGAATAGGAATGTCTGATATTCAAATATATCGTTTATCACAAATTATGGAAGAAGAAACGGAGAGAAAATAATGTCAATTTTACCAATTAAATTATTATCAGAAAATGCAATCTTGCCAACGAGAGCAAATCCAACAGATAGTGGATTAGATTTATATGTCGCAGAAGATACAACTATTCCTGCTCATAGTACAGTCGTAGTACCAACACACATTGCAATTGATTTAGCGTATGGATATGAGGCGCAAGTGAGACCACGTTCAGGTAATTCACTTAAAACTAAGTTACGTGTAGCACTTGGAACAATTGATCACACGTATAACAAAGAAATTGGAATTATTACAGACAATATCGGTGATGAGGCAATCGTAGTTAAAGCAGGTACACGTTTAGCACAATTAGTCATTGCGCCAGTAATGTTACCAGAGCCAACGGAGGTGCAAGAGTTTGATGAAGTGTCGGAAAGAGGAGCGTATGGAAGCACAGGAGAGTAAGGATATATTAGAAAAAGTAAAAGAGGTGCTGGGGAAGTGAAAACGACAGATTTTATTGAATTAGTTAAACGTTTAGGATACAAAGTCAACTTGTCATACAAAAATGTAAATCATAAAAAGACTAAACTTTTAATCTATACAGAAAATGAGAGGCATCCAAGTGCATGGGTTTTTGTACATGAACAGTATTCTTTTAGAAGTTTAGGAATTAATAGTGAATTGTTCACATTGTTAGTGATGTATGCAAGCACTTCTATTAGTGAACGAGGTGGTAACTTATGCAATACCTAATACGTCAATTCAAAGACAGCACAGGTCACATTCACACTGATATTGAGAAAGCACGCACAAACGAAACTCTCTCTATTGTGGAGGCGGAGAGTAAGGAGCAAGCGTTGAAAGTATATAAAGCGCAACGTCAGAAAGAGGCTTTGATGTCCGTCATTAAAGGTTACAAAAAACTTAAGGAGCGATTGTTTAATGATTAAACGCATACTAAAAATATGGTTCATTATCGGAATGTATGAACTAAGCAAATATCTAACTAACGAACTTATCGTTAAGTTGCAGAGTGAAGATGATGTGAACGCGCCTAGTGATTATGCTAGAGAGAGTGATCAATATGATATTAACGATTTGGCAGGTGGATATTAAATTGATAACGATTGAACGTCATGATATTAGAAAGTTAGAAGAATATATCCAACATGTAGAACGTTATCGTAAGGAATTAAAGGTTTGTGAGTATGAATTACTAGAAAATCACGAACCTGAGAATGTAGGTGCTGGGAAGAGCAATTTACCTGGTAACCCGATTGAACGTCAGACTATTAAAAAATTAAGTAATAAGCGATATGTCATGTTAAGTAATATCGTTAATGGCGTTGATAAGTTAGTAGAAGAAGCAGACGAAGATACACTTGATATGATTAACAAACGATACTGGGAATGTCCTATTGGTTGTTATGAGTGGGAAGACTTAGCTGAATACTTTGGGACAAGCAAGTCGAGCATATTAAGACGACGTAACGCAATGATTAATAAATTAGCTGAGTTAATTGGTTACGTGTAGATGGACTTGAAAGACGTATAAGTCCGTGGTAAAAGTCGTTATTATGATACTGTAAGAACTATCCACACGAACCCTCGTTTGAGGTAGCTGGTTAGTTCTCAATAAAAGTGATTAGGTTTGGTAATGGTCATATTGACCAGCCACTGATTGCTTGAGTGCCTATCCGTTGGGTAGGTACTTTTTCTCCTTTCTGGATAAACTTGATTTTGCATTATTAATTACCTCCCATATGACTATTCGAGAGAAACTCGAGTAGTCTTTTTTATTACAAATATAAAGAGTATTTAACGTAAAGGCGTGTGATAACGTGAAAAGAAATGATTAAACTCACCCCGAAACAAGAAAGGTTTGTTTTAGGACTTATAGAAGGTAAAAGCCAACGCAAGGCATACATTGACGCAGGTTATTCGACCAAAGGTAAGAGTGGCAAATACTTAGATAAAGAAGCAAGTACACTTTTAAAAAATCGGAAGGTTTCCGGAAGGTATGAAGAATTGCGTCAAGAAGCAGCCGAACAATCAAAATGGACACGCCAGAAGGCTTTTGACGAATATGAGTGGCTAAAAAACATATCTAAACAAGATATAAATGACAATGGCTTAAAAAAGTCATCAGCAGATGCATTTGTAGCTGGTTTAGATGGTATGAACAGAATGATGTTAGGCAATGAGCAACTAACTAACAAGAAGATTGAAGCAGAAATTAAGATGCTTGAAAAGAAAATCGAGCAAATGGATCGTGACAATGAAGCAAGCACCGAAGATAAGATATTACAATTACGCCAATCAATTAAGGATGTGTTGATAGATGAGTAGATTAGATGCACTATACACACCTAAACAGATTGATATATTAAAAAATACTTCAAAGCGTGATTGGTTTATGCTTATCAATCATGGTGCCAAACGTACAGGAAAAACAATATTGAATAACGATTTGTTTTTAGATGAATTAATAAGAGTTAGACAAATAGCTAATAAAGAAGGTGTAGAAACGCCTCAATATATTCTAGCTGGTGCAACGCTAGGAACGATTAGTAAAAACGTACTTGTAGAATTAACTAACAAATACGGTATTGAGTTTGAGTTTGATAAATACAATAGTTTTACTCTGTTTGGCGTTAAAGTGGTTCAAGTCGGACATAGTAAAGTAAGTGGCATTGCTGCAATACGTGGTATGACGTCGTACGGCGCATATATCAACGAGGCGTCTCTCGCTCACGAAGAGGTCTTCGATGAGATTAAATCACGTTGTAGTGGTTATGGCGCAAGGATATTAGTTGATACGAATCCGGACCACCCTGAACATTGGTTATTGAAAGACTATATCCAGAATGATGATCCAAAAGCTGGTATATTATCTTACCAATTCAAACTAGATGACAACACTTTCTTAAACAACCGTTATAAAGACTCTATTAAGGCCTCGACACCAACAGGAATGTTCTATGAACGTAACATTAATGGTGAATGGGTGTCGGGTGATGGCGTTGTATATGCAGATTTTGATTTGCAACTCAATACAATCACTAAAGATGAAATGGTCAACATTCCAATGAAAAAATATTTCGCAGGTGTGGACTGGGGATTTGAACACTTTGGTTCAATCGTCTTGTTAGGAGAAGCGATAGATGGAAAAGTGTATCTAATCGAAGAATACGCTTATCAACACAAGTTTATTGATGAGTGGGTAGACATAGCGAAGATGTTAATAGGTAAATACGGAAATATTAACTTCTATTGTGATACCGCTCGACCTGAATATCTAACCGAGTTCAGACGTCATGGTATTAGAGCAATTAACGCAGATAAAGCCAAATTATCTGGTGTCGAAGAAGTTGCTAAACTTTTTAAACGTCGAGATTTAATGGTTGTTTATGAATCTATGGAAAGATTCAAACAAGAAATTTATAAATACGTTTGGAACGAAACAACTGGTGAACCTATCAAAGAGTTTGATGATGTACTGGATAGTCTCAGATACGCAATATATACACACTTTAAACCCGAAAGGTTAAGGAGGGCGAGATAAATTTGTATAAACTGATTGATGATATTAAAGCGCAAGGTGTACTGCCAAAGCATATAGAAGCCCTTATAGAGTCTCACAAAGACGATAGAGAGCGCATGGTTAACCTTTATAACAGATATAAAACACATATTGATTATGTACCAATATTTAAACGTCGACCCATCGAAGAAAAAGAAGATTTTGAGCGTGGCGGTAATGTTAGACGTTTGGATATATCTATAAATAATAAGTTAAACAATTCGTTTGATAGTGAAATTGTAGATACTCGTGTGGGTTATTTACACGGTGTGCCAATTACTTATGATTTAGACGAAAGTAACAAAACAAATGAGAGACTTAAAGAGTTTATCACTGATTTTACTATACGCAATAGTATTGATGATGAAGATTCAGAAATCGGCAAGATGGCCGCTATTTGTGGTTATGGTGCTAGATTGACTTATATTGATACTAATGGTGACATTCGCGTAAAGAATATTGATCCTTTTAACGTAGTGTTTGTCGGTGAAAGTATTACAGAACCAACATATTCACTGCGTTACTTCTATGAAGAAGATGACGACAATGGAACTGAGTATGTTTACGCGGAATTTTATGACGACACATATTACTACGTGTTCCGTGGTGATGGCATAGATGCATTGCAAGAAGTTGGTCGTTACGAACATCTATTTGACTACAACCCACTGTTCGGTGTGCCTAATAACAAAGAAATGATAGGAGACGCTGAGAAAGTTATCCACTTAATCGATGCTTATGATTTAACGATGAGTGATGCGTCTAGCGAGATTAGTCAGACGCGTCTTGCTTACCTTGTATTACGTGGTATGGGTATGAACGAGCAAATGATACAAGAGACTCAAAAGAGTGGTGCGTTTGAGTTATTCGATAAAGATATGGATGTTAAATATCTTACTAAAGATGTCAACGATGGTATGATAGAAAACCACTTGGACCGCATTGAGAAAAACATCATGCGTTTTGCTAAATCAGTTAATTTCAACTCTGATGAGTTTAATGGAAACGTTCCTATTATTGGTATGAAATTAAAATTAATGGCGTTAGAAAATAAGTGTATGACCTTTGAGCGTAAAATGACAGCAATGTTGAGATATCAATTCAAGGTTATTCTATCTGCATTAAAACGTAAAGGTTACAACGTAGATGAAAACAGTTACCTAAATCTTATATTTAAATTCACGCGTAATATTCCGGTAAACAAATTAGAAGAGTCGCAAGTGTTAATTAACTTAAGAGGGCAAGTATCTGAACGTACAAGACTAGGACAATCACAACTGGTCGATGATGTTGATTACGAGCTTGATGAGATGGAGCGAGATAACTTCGAAATAAATAAAAACATTCCTGATATAAATGAGGGAAACGACGATGGCAGAACGCAAGATAACCAATCAGAATGATATTGATAATTACATTGAAAAGTTAAATGCACAAGCTGAAAAAGAAATAGAAATATTATTTGCCAACCGTTTGGAAGTTATCAAACTGGAATTGGCAGATATGTTTGAAAAGTACCATTCCGATGACGTTCATGTAACATGGACTGAATTTAATAAATATAATCGCTTAAATAAAGAATTGGAAAGAATAGGACAAATGCTGACCGACGATTACAATCAAATAGCTAAAGCAATTAAACAGACTCAACATAACGCTTACATTGAGAAGTATATGATGAGTCTTTATTTGTATGAAATGGCTAGTCAAACATCTATGCAGTTCGATGTGCCTACTGCGTCTGTAATCAACAAAGCAATCGAGCAACCAATTGAGTTTATTAAATTGATGCCTACATTACAAAAACATCGCGATGAAGTGCTTAAAAAGATACGTATACACATCACACAAGGCATTATGAGCGGCGAAGGTTATTCTAAGATAGCTAAAGCGTTACGTGATGATATAGGTATGACGAAAGCACAATCACAACGTGTAGCACGTACAGAGGCAGGTAGAGCAATGTCACAAGCCGGACTAGATAGTGCATTAGTTGCTAAAGATAACGGATTAGACATGAAGAAACGTTGGTCTGCTACTAAAGATGCGCGCACCCGTGATACGCACCGTCATTTAGATGGTCAATCGGTGGGTATAGACGACAACTTTAAATCTAGTGGTTGTGTAGGTCCTGCACCACATCTATTTATAGGTGTAGCTAGTGCAAAAGAGAATATTAATTGTCGTTGTAAGCTGTTGTATTACATTGATAAAGATGACTTACCTGGTGTCATGCGTGTGCGTAATGACGATGGCTCAACAGAAGTGATACCACACATGACATATCGTGAGTGGAAAAAACAGAAATGCAAAGGATAGCAACCTAACTGCTCGACCTGAAGTATGTCGCTAAACTGCTTTTTTATTATGCACTTTTCGGGCTGTTACGGTACGCAAAGGGCGAAAAAAAGGAGCAATGATATATGAATGTCGAGGATATTAAGTCGTACTTTGAAGAACATAAAGACGACAAAGACGTAAAAGAGTATTTAAACGGACTTAAGACGGTGTCTGTCGATGACGTTAAAGGCTTTTTAGATACGGAAGAAGGTAAGCGATTTATCCAACCTGAATTAGATCGTTATCACACAAAAGGTTTAGAAAGTTGGAAAGAAAAGAACCTTGAAAACTTAATTGAAAAAGAGGTTCAAAAACGAAATCCTGAACAATCTGAAGAACAAAAACGCATTACTGCACTTGAACAAGAACTCGAGAAACGTGATGCAGAAGCTAAACGCGAAAAATTGAAAAGCTATGCGTTAAGCAAAGCGCAAGAATTAAACGTTCCATCTTCTTTAGTAGATAGATTTGTAGGTGAAAGCGACGAGGATACTGATGCAAACTTACAATCTCTGAAAGAAACTTTTGACAAACACATTCAAAAAGGTGTCGAGTCTAAATTTAAAGCAAGTGGAAGAGATGTGAGAGATGTTCAAGAAAATAACACTACACCTCCACATGTAAAGTCTATTGAAGAAATGGCGCAAGAAGTAAATATTAGAAAATAAAGTGAGGTTATAAAATATGGCAGTACCAAACTATACTCCGAGTAATGTAATTTTATCGGATTTTAAAAATGGTGTAATTCCTGAAGAACAAGGTTCTTTAATTATGAAAGATATCATGGCTAATTCAGCAATTATGAAATTAGCTAAAAATGAGCCGATGAATGCTCAAAAGAAAAAGTTTACTTATTTAGCAAAAGGTGTAGGAGCATACTGGGTATCAGAAACCGAACGTATCCAAACTTCTAAACCAGAATATGCTCAAGCAGAAATGGAAGCTAAAAAGATTGGTGTAATCATTCCATTATCTAAAGAATTTTTAAAATGGACTGCGAAGGATTTCTTCAATGAAGTTAAACCTTTAATTGCAGAAGCGTTCTACAAAGCGTTTGACCAAGCTGTTATCTTTGGGACTGAATCACCTTATAACAAAGATACAAGCGGAAAACCGTTAATTACTGGTGCAGAAGAAAAAGGTAACGTTGTTAAAGATACAAATGATTTATACGTAGACCTTTCTGCTTTAATGGCAACAATCGAAGATGAAGAATTAGATCCAAACGGTGTGTTAACTACTCGTTCGTTCCGTAGCAAAATGCGTAATGCACTAGATGCTAACAAGCACCCGTTATTCGATGCTAACGGCAACGAGATTATGGGTCTTCCGTTATCTTATACAGGCGCTGATGTGTACGACAAGAAGAAATCGTTAGCATTAATGGGTGATTGGGATTATGCACGTTATGGTATTTTACAAGGTATCGAATATGCAATCTCTGAAGATGCAACGTTAACGACATTACAAGCGTCAGATGCATCTGATAAGCCAGTATCTCTATTTGAGCGTGATATGTTCGCGTTACGTGCTACAATGCATATCGCGTACATGAATGTTAAACCTGAAGCGTTTGCTACATTACAACCTAAAGGTGAAGATACAGGAGCGGGAGTTGGTACAGGTGAACAATAAAGCTGAAGTAATTAAAGTAAAATGCGATGGACAAGAGTTGGCAGTAACTCGTAAAGCGTTTGAAGCTTATTATAGTCATGTAGGCTTTGAAGAGGTTAAGAAACGTCGTTCAACATCTAAAAAGAACGGGTGATTGATATGACACTATACGAAGAAATTAAACTTCTTCTAAAAAGAAATGGTATAGAAATCAAGGAAGATGAAGAGTCGTTGTTCGTTATGGAAGTTGATGGCATTCTTGATGATGTTAAACATGTAACGAATAATGACTTTGTTGTTGATGGGCAAACTAATTATCCATATGCAATAAAAAAATATGTTGCAGATGTGATCGAATATTATCAACGCCCAGAAGTTAGAAAAGGATTAAAATCTAGAAGTATGGGGACAGTATCGTACACATACAATGATGGCCTTCCTGATTATATAAGTGACGTGTTAAACAGATATAAACGTGCTAAATTCCACGTTTTTAAACCCATAAGATAGGAGTGTTAATCGTGTTCGACCCATACGACGAGTTTCCACATGCTATTTCAAAAGGTCAAATTGAAGTTGTAGGCGATTTCAAGTTTAAAAAAGAGCGCTACAAAAGCGGAAAAATTATAAAAGGTTTTATGGATACGCCTACTACTTCAGAACAACTTAAATATCATCAAATGTCATCTGAATACGACAGAAACCTATATGTACCCTATGACCTACCAATAAATAAAGACGATTACTTTAAATACGAGGGTAAAATCTTCGGTATTGTAGGTGAGCCTGTAGATCAAGGTGGCCAACATGAAATTAAGTTAATTCGACTTAAAGAGGCACCTTATGGCTAAAGTGAAATATGGTGCAGATAGTTTAGTCGTTGAGTTGGAACGGTACCAAAAAAACGTCGAGAAATGGGCAAAAAAAGGTATAGCTAAAACCACAATGAAGATATATAACACTGCCGTAGCATTAGTGCCAGTTGACTTAGGATTTTTGAAAGAAAGTATTGATTTCAAATTCACTAATGGTGGTTTGACCGGTGTAATAAATGTAGGTGCAGATTACGCGATAAAACGTATGTCGCAATTACTGGTAACAGTAATTTAAAAAATCGGGGTAAATCGGTGGAAGTCTTATCTAAACAGTTGATTACCGAATTCGGTACAGGTATAATAAGTATGAGGTGATTAACTTGGATAGAAATTCAAAAGGTCAATTTGTTAAAGGTAAAAATATTAGAGATAAAACTGGTAAAAAGTACGGCAGGCTAACTGTTCTAAGCTTATCTAAAAAACGATCTGGAAGAAAAACGTATTGGAATTGTATATGTGAATGTGGTAATACGGTAGAAGTTAGAAGTGATTGTTTAGGTACTACACTTTCGTGTGGTTGTCTGAAAAGAGAACAAAATAGAATTAATTTAACTGCTAATCATTCACATAAACAGAGTAGAACTAGGTTATATCACATTTGGCAAAATATGAAATCAAGATGTTATAACCAAAACAACAAACGTTACGAAAATTACGGTCGCAAGGGTATTAAAGTTTGCGAAGAATGGTTAGACTTTAATGTATTTTATCAATGGTCTTTGAAATCTGGTTATAACGATACTATGACAATCGAAAGAAATGACATAGAAAAAGGTTATTATCCGGAAAATTGTTGTTGGATACCATTTAATGAACAAGCGAATAATCGAAATAGAACTATTTGGGTTGAATGGAATGGTAAAAAACGAAATTTGAAACAATGGTCAAAAGAATTAGGTATTAATTACGGAACGTTGAATTCGAGATATAATCGAAGTGGAATGAGACCTCCAGAATTATTTTATCCAGTTAAAAGATAACACCGAGGTAACTTAATAGATTGCGAAAGGCTGTTAAGCACCGTAGAGCGTACCAGTTGAATAAATATAATACTGGCAAGAGACTCCGACAACCAATAAAGGTTGTCTTTTTTATTGGTTGAAAATGTACGCCGAACTCACTGGTGACAGTGAGAAGTAGAGGATAAAAAGCCACTACGATAACAAATGATACGTTGAATACGGGACTGGGATTTATGCAACAGGTCCTGGTGGCTCTCGTGCCAAAAAAATTCCTTGGTCCTATAAAGACGCAGACGGTAAATGGCATACTACTAAAGGTCAACACGCTCAACCTTTTTGGAACCCTGCAATAGACGCTGGACGTCAAGTGTTCAATAAATATTTTTCATAAAAGGACGGTTAGAATATGTGGGTATCGGTTGAACCTGAACTTACAAGTAGATTATACGAAACATTAAAAACAGACCCTATCATTAACAAATTAGTTGGTGATAGGGTTTTTGATGTCGTTCAAGATGATGTGCGATACCCATATATTGTTGTGGGTGAGAGCAACGTCACTAATAATGAAAGCAGTGTAAATATGCGCGAGACGGTAGGCATCGTCTTTCATGTGTATTCGCAATATCCAACACAGTACGAGGCCAAGCTATTAATTAGCGCTATTGGTTATGTGTTGAACAAACCAATTGAAATAGATAATTACGAATTTAGATACAGTCGAATTGATAGCCAATCAGTATTTCCTGATATAGATAGGTTTACTAAGCACGGCACAATTCGACTTTTATTTAATTTCAGACATAAAACTAAGAGAGAGGAAGTGTAAGCATGGCTCAAAAGAATTACTTAGCAGTAGTTAGACCAGCTAAAGATAAATTAGATCCAACTGATGCTTTGCTATTAGCTGACTTACAAGAAGGTGGCCACACAATTGAGAATGACTTGGCTGAAATCATTCGTGGCGGTAAAACAGATTATGGTGTAAATGCCGTTTCTGAAGAGTTTAAACTCACTATCGGTAATATTCCTGGTGACAAAGGAATTGAACAAGTTAAAAAAGCAATTAAAAATGGCGAACAACTGCGTGTATGGTTGTATGAACGCAACAAACGTGATGATGGTAAATATCATGGTGTATTTGCCTACACAGTGCCAGAAAGTTACGAAATGTCATTCGACGATGAAGATAATAAAATTGAATTAACGTTAAAAGTTAAATGGAACTCAGCAGAAGGAACTGAAGCTAATCTACCACCAGAATGGTTTGAAGCAGCAGGCGCACCTACTGTTGAATACGAAAGTTTTGCAGAAAAAGTTGGTAGCTTTGAGGACCAATCTAAAGCTAAAACAACGAGTTCTTAATATTAGGGGGCGTGTGTCCCCTTATTTTTTATATAAAATTTGAAAAGAGGTATACATTTTGACTGAATTTAACCCAATTACAACGCTTACAATCAATGATAATGAAGTAGAAGCTAAAGCGTTATTTGCGTTTGACATTAAAGCAAAGAAGTTTGCAGAAGATACAAAAGATAAGGATGGCAAAACGGTTACTACACCTGGTTTTAATGTGATTTACAACGGTATTTTGGAACGTGACACGGTTGCTATTGCTAACTTTTGGGAGTGTGCTACTGCATATCTAGGTAAAAATGCACCTTCTAGAGATGAAATTGAAACAGCTTTAATTGAAATTATTGAAGAAAAAGAGGACACACTTGAATTATTACAAGGCGCTTTAGATGTATTAAATAATAGTGGTTTTTTCAAGCAAAAATCTCGAGGGTTCTGGACGCAAATGAACAAAGCGCCTCAAATGGCGAAGGGCGAGGACAAAGAAACAACGAAAGCTGGTATCGAGTTCATGAAAGAGAACTACAAAGAAATCATGAACGTGGAACCTTACTCAACTATTCAGAAATAAGACAATTAACGAGTAGGTTTATAGGTTATTTGCCTGAAAACGAATTGATGATGATGACACCTAAAGAATGGAAAGATTGGATAATAGGTGGTCAAGATAAGTATTTAGATCAGAAGGAGTTAATGATACAAGTTGCTCAAGCAAACGGGCTTGTACAAGCTAATAAATCATTAAAACGAATGACTAGAGATATTGAACGTCAACGATTTGAAATACGCAACCCTGGTAGTTATGAACGTATTAAACGTGCAGAACTTGAACATGAAAAACGTAGACGTGAATTATTCAAATCAGGTACTAAGCGTTGGTTAGAAGAACAAAAACAGAAAGGAGAGTGAATAAGTGGATAAAAACTTTATGGTTCGTATCATGGCTAATATACGCGATTTTCAGAACAACGTTAGAAAAGCGCAGACTTTAGCTAAAACTTCTATTCCAGATGAAATTGAAACTGATGTGAAAGCCAATATCAGTAAATTTCAGCGTAATCTTCAAAGAGCCAAAGCAATGGCGCAACGTTGGCGAGAGCATAAGGTGGAAATCGATGGAGACACCAACCCTATTAAACGTGCGATATCTTTTGCCAAAGCAGAATTGCAAAGATTACGCGATAAGCAAGTCGATATCAAAGGTGATAATGACAATTTAAAGCGTGCAGTAATAAGCGCTAAAGTAATGTTGGCATCATTACATGATAAAACGGTACACGTTAACTTTGATACACAGGGCATGACAAGAGCGCAAGTATTAACTAAAGCGTTAGGTAAGTCTTTAGATGAATATGGCAATAAAATGGACGCTTTAGCTACCAAAATAAGAACGTTTGGCACTGTCTTTAGTCAACAAGTCAGAGGGCTAATGATAGCTAGTATTCAAGGTTTAATACCTGTTATTGCTGGTTTGGTTCCAGCTATCATGGCTGTATTAAACGCAGTTGGCATATTAGCAGGCGGTATATTAGGTTTGGCAGGTGCGTTTAGTATCGCAGGTGCGGGCGCCTTTGCGTTTGGTGGTATGGCAATTAGTGCTTTGAAAATGCTTAAAGACGGCACACTGCAAGCTACTGCAGAAACTAGACGATATCAAGCGTCTTTAGATCAAGTTAAATCAACATGGGAAAGTATCATCAAACAAAATCAAGCGCAGATATTTAATACTTTAGCTAACGGTTTAAACACAGTAAATGTTGCTTTAAGCCGTATGAAGCCATTCCTTGCAGGCGTTTCTAAAGGTATGGAACAAGCCTCTAAGAGTGTCTTAAAATGGGCTGAGAACAGTCAAACAGCTAGTAAGTTCTTCAATATGATGAACACAACAGGCGTTAAAACATTCAATACTCTATTAAGTGCTGCTGGACGTTTTGGTGATGGTTTGGTTAATGTATTTACCCAATTAGGACCGTTGTTTTTATGGGTGGCACAAGGCTTAGACAGTTTAGGTAAAAAATTCCAAAACTGGGCTAACAGTGTTGCAGGTCAAAACGCTATCAAAGCATTTATCGAGTATACAAAAACTAATTTACCTAAAATAGGGCAAATATTTGGTAATGTGTTTGCCGGTATCGGTAATTTAATGGTCGCATTTGCGCAAAATAGTGCAGGCATCTTCGATTGGTTAGTTAAAATGACCGGCAAATTCAGAGAATGGTCTGAGCAAGTTGGTAAATCAGAAGGCTTTAAAAAGTTTGTGCAATACGTACAACAAAACGGACCGGTGATTATGCAATTAATTGGCAACATTGTACGTGCATTAGTTGCATTTGGCACTGCTATGGCACCTATTGCAAGTGTGATTTTACGTGTGGTAACTGCGTTTACTGGCTTTATCGCAAAATTATTCGAAACACATCCGGCTGTTGCTAAGATGGTTGGTATTGGTATGATACTAGCCGGCATTATGTGGGCATTACTAGCACCAATTATTGCGGTTAGTACGTTTATAAGCAGTGGTTTCGTTGCTGCGTTGATACAAGCGGTTGGACACATAGGAAGATTTCTAGGTGCTGGAAGAATACTTCAAGGTATTTTAAACATCTTACGTGGTGCATTTAGCTTATTAGTTAGTCCAATAGCTAATATAGGCAGATTATTACCATTATTAGGCACTGCATTTAGTGCTTTAACTGGACCAGTTGGCATAGTCATTGGCGTTATATTAGCTTTAGTCGGTGTTATCGTATACTTGTGGAAAACGAATGAAGACTTTAGAAATATGATTATCAACGCTTGGAACGGTATTGTTTCTGCAATTAGTGGCGCAGTAAATTCTATCATTAACTGGTTTACTCAATTGTGGGCATCTATCCAACAAACATTACAACCTATCATGCCATTACTACAACAACTAGGACAACTGTTTATGGAAGTTCTAGGTGGTTTGGTTATGGGTGCCATTCAATTAGTGATAGGTGCGTTCCAGTCTTTATGGCTTGCCGTATCAGTGATATTTACTGCGATAGGTGCAATTGTTTCTTCAGTAGTTCAATTGCTCGTCGGCTTGTTTACTGCGTTTATTCAATTGTTAACTGGCGACTTTAGTGGCGCGTGGTTAACTTTACAAACTACAATACAAAACGTAATGATGACCATTTGGAATGCGATTGTTTCAATTTTCACTCAGATTTCCGAATTTATATTCAACACGCTAAATTCTATACTCGGTACGAATATCACAAGTTGGTCTCAAATTTGGTCGGCAATCGTTCAATATGTCACTCAAATTTGGAATAGTGTAACGCAATGGTTTGGACAAATGGCACAGTCCGTTTGGAACAAAATGGTACAAGCCTATAACTATGTTGTATCAACTGGTGCGCAATGGGTAAGTTCTATCATAAGCACTTTAGCAAGATTTGTATCATCTGTGATTAGTGGTTTTATCAGAGTGGTATCAGCTGTTGCATCATATATGGCTCAAGCGTTATCAAGAGTGATATCTGGAGGCGCACAATGGGTATCTTCAATTATTAATGCAATGGCTAGATTTGTACAAAGTGTAATAAGTGGCTTTGTCAATGTGGTTAGTCAAGTACAATCAGGAATGAGTAGAGCGGTTAACACTGTTAGAAACTTTATTGGTCAATTCGTGTCTGCTGGTTTAGATTTAATGCGTGGTTTAGTTAACGGTATCAAGAGTGGTTTATCTTGGGTAGTTGATGCTGCGCGTAATGTAGCACAAAGTGCGGTTAATGCAGCAAAAAGTGTTTTACGTATACACTCACCTTCTCGAGTATTTAGAGGTATAGGTCAATATGTATCTCAAGGCTTAGGAATGGGTATCTTAGCTGACCAACACAAAGCAGTGAATGCAGTCCGTAGTGTAGCTAGTAATTTAACTGAGGCATTTGCCCCAGAATTATCAACAGACCTAACAGACAGTTTAGGCGGTTCGTTAAATGGTAGTGTGGACGCTCACATGACTAAAGATGTACAACACAGCATGCAAGAAAATAATCGACCTATCGTTAATATAACTGTGCGTAACGAGGGTGATGTTGATTATATTAAATCTTACATTGAAGAACAAAACGGTAAAAACAATAGTATGGGCTTGTAAAGGAGTGTTATTATTGATTGCTCACGACATAGAAATAATTAAAAATAATAAAAAGTATAAAGTCAGTAATAACACTTTTACTGGCTCAGTTTTAGAAGTAGTATCCTATGACGTTAAAGGTTCAGGATATGATCGTGAATACAGTACAGTTAATGGCGCGCAAGGTAGATTTTTTAACTCTGTCTATGAAGAAAAGAAAACAGTTAGTCTTAGATTGCGATATCAAGTAGACAAAATGGCTCAAGTGACACATCTTAAGTCAAATTTACAAGCATTATTACGTGGTCATTATTATTTGCGTGAATTATCTACACCGGACACATCTATTAAATATGAAGATATATTCAACACGAAACCTCAAGAGTTTGAACTTGATTATGTAGACGGTAGGCAGATATTTGTCGGCCTAGTTAATGCGATTTCAATTGATACTACGCAAACGTCTGGTGAGTTTGAACTTGAATTTGAAACCATTGAATTACCTTATTTTGAAAGTATCGCGTATAGTACAGATTTAGAAAGTGAAAGTAGAAGTGTTGAAAAATGGGCGGTATCGGATAGCTTACCGTTTAATGTTAATGATAATAAACGTAAATATACTTTCCACGATACAAAAATATGCAACGTTTATTATGCAGGTACGGTTGAAATCAATCGAATTAATCAAGATAGCACAGTTGAAGTGACTTTAGCAGAAAATGTATCTAAAAATGATAAAAACGGTACTACTTTTTATATGGTTGAAAGTGGTGATGTTATTAATATCAAAGGCTTAGAGCTAAAAGCAGGCGATACTATCAAATTTGATGGTATCCACACTTTCAGAAACGGTTTAAACATTGATGCCTATAATGTGAGCCGACGTAACCCTACTTTAATACCTGGTTGGAACACGTTTAGAAGTACCAAATTGATGCAAAAAGTCGTGTTCAAACACAAAGAATATTACATGTAGGGGTGATGATATGACGGTATTACTAAAAACATTACAAGGTTACGGTCAAAATCTACCAGTCGAAACCGAACTGAACGTTAAATTATCTGACACAGATAGTACGTTAACAATTGTAATTGACGAAAATAAAGGTACGTTCGATGCTATTGGTGCGATTACAAAAATGTGGACAATAACAGGCGTTGCTGGTCCTGAAGATGAAAACGAGTATCGTATTGTAATGTTAGACAAAGAAACTCGAGGTCAAAAAAGCAGATTAACGATAAAAGCTAGACCAGTAGAAATTGATGACCTAAATAATAATCGTGTGTACGAAATTTATAACGGTAGTTTTACTGGCAAAGCATATTTCGATTTAGTTTTTAAAGGTACAGGATACAAATATAACTTACATGCTAAAGTATCATCTTCGAGATTTGAAAATCTTGGTAATTGCGATACAAACCTTGATTTATTTAAAAAAGGTTTGGAACGATATTCACTAGAGTATGAATATGATGCAAAAACTAAAACATTCCATTTATACGATTACATCGAATATAAACCAGAATATTGGATAAAAGCAGGTGTAAACGCTAATAATATCAAAATTCAAGAAGATGCTACTAAATGTTTTACGTTTATAAAAGGTTTTGGTGGTTATACAGATCAACAAACTTACAATGAGGCAAGTTTGCAATTTGAATATACATCACCGTTAGCTGATGTTATTGGAAAAAGGCATGCGCCACCTGTTCAAAACGGAAAAATTACAAAAGAAGATACTTTAAAAAAGAGTATGGAAAAGGTGATTAACGATAGTATCAAAACATCTGTAACACTCGATTTCGTTTTATTAAAAAAGTATTTTAAAAATGCTATACCTAGGGTTGGCGATGTTGTTAAAGTGATTGATGATTTAATGGGGTTGAATGTTGATTTAAGAATTATCGAAATCACAACCAAACGTGACATAAATGGAAATATCATAAAAATGGACTTGGTACTAGGTGAGTTTAGATTGCAAGATAGATATGTAAAAGCGGTTGGTAAAGCTGCTAAATATGTTACTAACCTAAAAACAAATAACCCTGCAAAAACACAACAAGAAATGCAATCTCAGACAAACGCCAATACAAAAACTACACAAGATTTATTGGGTAAAACAGATGATTTACAAGCGAAACTCGATAAAGCAAATGCCAAAAGCGTAACTACTTCAAACGGAACAATTGTACATGATTTCTCAAGCAAATCTAGTATCAAGAAGGTTAAAACCATAGGTACAATTGGCGATAGTATTGCTAAAGGGTCGTTAGCTAAAAGCAACTTTACTCAACAATTAGCTAAAAAGATTAAAGCAAAATATACTAATCTTGCTGAAAGTAGCGCTACCATGAGTGATATTTACCAACAAGCTACAAAAATCAAAGGAGATTTAATTATCATACAAGGTACTGATGATGATTGGGTCAAAAACATAGATATAGGCACTGATAAAACGGATACTAAAACGTTTTACGGTGCCTTTTATAGTGCAGTAGAAATTATCAAAAAGAATAACCCTAAAGCGAAATTATTGGTAATGACATCTGCAAGACAGTGTTATATGGAAGGTTCTAAAGTGAAACGTAAAGATACTGATAAGAATGATAAAGGTAAAACTTTGATTGATTACGTTAACTTACAAGTAGACATTTGTAACGACTTAGATATACCTGTATTCGATGCTTATCGATATGAAGCTTTTAAACCGTACAGTCCAGCTTTTAGGAAATCTAGCATGCCTGACGGCCTTCATTTTAACGATAAAGGGCATGAAGTGATTATGTACGAATTAATTAAAGATTACTATCAATTTTATGATGAATAAGGAGGTTGTGTATGTTATCCGAATTAAAAACAAAACTACATTCGTTGTTCGGTTCTGATTTTATATCTCAAGTCGAACAAAACTTTGAAACAATAAAATCATGGGCTGATAAAAAAGATAACGAGTACCAAAACCATGTTACAAATCAAAAGAACGCCCACAAATCATCACAAATTAAGCACACAATAAAAAGCGGGCAAGATGTTAACTTACAGGACCATGAACGTTATCAAGATGAGCAAATTACTAATTTAGTGCTTGGACATAACGGTGATGGAGTTCAAGAGTTGAGAGCGAGTAGAACATCGATGGACGCACAAAACTTTGATGACCTATCCAATCGTTTATATCACGATTTTTTACGTGAGAATAACGAAAGAGAAAAGTTACGTGCCGAATTGTTCAAAAAGATACAACGTATTGTAAATGTAGATGATTTTGGTGGTGATCCAACTGGTCAAAAAGACAGTACAAAAGCTTTTCAAGATGCGTTAGGCACTGGTAATGTACTTGTAACGATGAGTGCGGGTACTTATTTAACAACTGGTATCAAAATGCCTAACAACTCAAGATTAGTCGGACAAGGTAAAGACATCACCACTATTAAATTTATGGATAGTACACCAGCTGAGAACATTGGTATCACTAACTTAAAAATGAGTGGTAACGCTAAAAATATTAGTTTAGAGAACTTTACATTTGACGGTAATAAGTTTAGACAAGATAAAAAACTCAAACCTACTGGTGGTTCACGTTCAAGCAATATTCGATTTGCTGGTGTAACGAATGGTTACATTTACAACGTTAAATCGCATAGCGCTTTATTACATTGTATTGACGTAACTTATGCAAATGATGATTACTACTATGAAGGTGATGGAAATAGAGTTCCATACGCATTAGAAAGTAAACATATTCATATTGATAATTGTGAAACATACGCTTGTGGTGATGACTCTATCACTACCCATCATTCACGTTATATCACGATTACTAATTGTTATGCTCATCATCCAACAATTACTGGTGGGAATAACAACGGTATTGAAATTGATGACGGTTCACAATTTGTGTTCTTATCAGATAATAGAACAGAAGGCAACTTCGGTGGTGTTGAAATCAAAGCCCATGCACCTGCAAGTGCATCAAGATGCGTGTTTGTAAATAATCATTTATCAATTGAGGATACAAGAGCTTATAACATTAGACATATTGGCCACCACAGAGCAAAAACGGACGCTAAATCTAAAACAGCCTATGATGTATCATTAAACAACTGCGTGGCTCTACGACCTAAATACAACGGCGTATATCCAGGTACAACGCCTAGAGCATTGTTAATTAGTGCTTACAAAAACGTATCGGTTAATAATTTTACCGCGATTGGCGATAGTGATTTTAGTAAATTAGCAAACGGTAAAACTGACAGTAATTTACCTGCTATCGCGGTTCAGTTTATGGCTGAAAATGTCATTCTTAACAATATTACAGTTACTGGTTTTACAACTGCCGGTCAAGATATCAAATTCTTTGGTGGAGATAATCGAGGCGAGCGTTTTATCTTAAGTAATGTTAACATCTACAATTCATCACCTAAAGTTGGTATTGCGAGTGGTGGTGGAATATACGATTTAAAAATTATCAATGGTAATTTAAAAGGGCGTGGCACAGGTAACGGTATTGAAACATACAACAATACAACTGTGATAAGTGGTATTACTGCAGATGACTATTCAAATGCTGCAGTTATTGCAAATGAAAAGTATAAAACAGTACCTACCGTATTAAAAGGTGGCTTAAGTGCAGGTTCAACAGGTTCTGCTGCGGTAGATCCTCGAAGTGTAGTTTTAGCAACAACTGGTAATAGTAGAGCGTATAGCCCACGTTCATTCGTTTTAGGTTCTGGAATGAGTTCTAAAGCTTATGGGTCACGAAGTGGAGTTATTAATTCGTTATCATCAGAAACATCTAAAGAGAGCCATACGCAAACGGTATTCAATAGTAGAAATGTAAAATCGCCTGGCAGTTACAGAGTGGTTGCAGGTTACTCTAGTACAGGTAAACCTTCTACCGCAAACATTAAAGTAGATCTTAACACGTTACATGGTAACCTTAACTTAGCTGGTAAATTAACGCAAAATAACGCCGATATCGCAGAGTTGTTTGAAAGTCAAAGTGGTAAACCTATTGAGTTAGGTACCATTGTTACTTTAGACGGTGATAAAATCAGAAAAGCGCAACCGAACGATGAACCGATTGGTGTTATATCGGGTACTGCAGCACTCGTGGCTAATGATAAAACATATCATCATAAAGATAGATATTTACAAAATGAGTACGGTATGACGTTGACTAAGCGTGTTCAAAGAGAGTTTGAAGATGTAGACGGTAACCCAGTGTTTGAATGGCGAGATGAACCAATCGAGAACCCTAACTATAATGAAGATTTACCTTACGTATCACGTTCTGAACGTCCGGAATGGAATACAGTAGGGTTAATTGGTCAAATATATACAAACGTCGAAAAAGACGTCATAGCAGGCGATTTAATCAATGGTAAAGCCGGAATTGGATATAAAGATAATGTGAACGGTAAAGGGCGTGTAATGGCCATTACAACGCCGTATAACGAAGAACGCGGTTTTGCGATTGCATTAGTATTGTGGGGTGTTAAATAATGGAATTAGAAAAAGTGGCTAAAATTGATTTAGAAGAAGAAGCGTATTTAAAACCGATATCGGATAGGGGTATCGGTTTTTATAATTTAGATAAAAATACAGCACAGTTCCAATTTAGGGTAACAAAAGATAATCTTCCATTGCTAATCAGTACAAACAATGTTAAAGGGTACGCCTTTTTCAAACAGATTACTGTAAAAAATGGCGATAGACCTTCCACGTCTGGCGTTTTAGATGTTGAATTCATCGACCCTATGACAGGTTTAATTGGTGTAACAGTGCCACCTTGGTTTTTAAAAAGTGTTACAAATTCAACGGTGTTAGGAGAGGTTTATCTATCGCTCAACGATTATAAAAATGAAGATAAAGACGATACAGTTGTTTTAGGTACTTTCCAATTTGAAGTGAAAGATAGTTTAGTTAATCAAATCAGTAGCGATGTCAAAGTGAGTTACATTCGCATGTTTGATGATTTGCGTGACGAATTAGAAAAGAAAGTAGAACAACTCAAAAAAGATATTGGCAGCACTCAAAGTTTGATAGATACAATCAAACAACTATCTACAAGCGCAACACAAGCTATTCAAAAAGCAAAAGATGATAGCATCAATTCAATCAATACAAATAAAACTGATGCTTTAAATAACATAGAAGAGCAAACAACGTTATCTTTAGCGCAAATTGATAGTAAAAAGAATGATGTGCAAAGTGGTTTTGAAATCGCTAAAACTGCGTTTCAAAATTCAGTTGATCAAAACACACAAACTTTTGATGCAAAGGTAACAGATGCTAATAACCTGATTGATAAAAAAGTGAACGACTTTCAAACGAACGGTGCTTTAACTAAAAGCGATGTAGATAACCTTATGGGTAGTTACGATTGGCAAAAGACTGCATTGACACAAGGAAATGGTGCAACAATACCTGTTTACGATTTAGATTTTGATAATCCTACGCAAATTACTAAATCTGGTTTTTATTACTTGTATAAACCTGTTAATGGTCCAGTAACTCTAAATGGTATGCTTATCGTAATTTACGCTAATGCAAATTATATGAAATTTATATACACTCCATACACTTCAAATGAGGTACACATCCGCACAAAATCAGGAGACTGGTTACCGTGGCAATCGATAAACGATTTTAAAGATACAGGTTGGATAAACTTACCTTTAGTTAATGGCGCGTATGCTAACACTGAATATACAGATAGAAATGGTTATCCTTGCTCGTACCGGATAGTGACTCAAAACGGTGTGACAACGAACCATTTACGTATCAACGCTAGCAACCTTTTTAGCGGTCAAATATTTGCAAGATTGCCACAAGATATGGTAAAAAACGCGCAATCATTCTCTGTTAGAACGCCAACAGGTAAACCGGGTTGTTTTTTAGTTATTAACCCCACTGGTGACGTCTTGTTTTATAAATCATCGGTTACCGGAGATTGGTCAGAAAAAGATTACATCTATACTCAAGTGAGTTGGATAAATTAGGAGTGATATTTTGAAAATAGTTTATTTATGGAAAAATGGGCAACCGGTCATTGTAACGACGAATGAAGAGGGCGAATATGAGTATCCTTCTGAGGAATGGACAGAAAATAAACCGGACGACGGCATGTATACGCCAATTTACTTTGACGGTCAAAAATGGATAGGCCAGTCAAAAGAGGTTTTTGAAAAAGAATTGCCACCTGAGCCGATTGACGATAAAGATGTTCTTATCGCTAATCTGTCGGAGCAATTACTAAACACACAATTAGAAATCGAAAACGTCAAAAAAGATATGGCTACCGTATTAGAATTATTGGTTGAAAAAGGAAGTGTTGATGATGTACAGAATAGTTGAACGATACTATAAAATGGGGTTATTCCCGTTAGAAAAAGTTAAGCAATCTGTTACAGTCAAATGGATAACAGTAGATGAATATAAAGAAATTACAGGTCAAGATTACGAACCACTAGCTGAATAGCTGGTGGTTTTTATTATAGAAAAAGTAGGTGTTATATGAAAAACAATATGAAAGATTTGACACTGGCCGAAACCATAGCAGCAATAATGGTTTTTAGTTATGGTTTTAGAGAGTTTTTAAGAGGCTTCTTTTGGTTCAAAGAACAAGATGACGTTTTAGATGATAGTTCTTTTTATCTAGCGTTACATCATATTATGCCTATTTGGGGTTGGGGAATTGTTGTGATGTTTGCAGGTTTAATCGTAATGATTTCATCAATATTCCTTGCATCAAGTGATCAAAACACTAAATTTAGCAAACTTATTACATTGGGTGGATTTTTGTCAGCTATTCTTTATTTTTTGATGACCAGTGCAAGTATTTATCACTCAATCAACTGGTTAACTACTGCACATATGGGGCTAATGTCAGCAACAGGTTTTGTTGCGTCCTTTGTTGGAGGTGCTGACTTATATGCCAGACGAAAATAATTATGTACTACGTCATGAGTGGGTCAAATCAAATGGCGATATTTATGAAAAGATTAACGAAAATGATAAAAAGAACATCAAAGAAATAGGCGAGTTAAAAACGAAAATTGAGACGCAAACCACTTTACAACGGCAAACCTACGAAGCTCAAAAAGAGACTAATTACAATATCAAAGATTTAACAAAAGTTATGACCAACGTAGGTAATGAAATGACTGATATTAAGTACAAAGTCATGTCTCATGACGAAAAAATAGAAACCATTCAAGGAACAATAGAAACAAAACAAAAGGGTAGTGTTCAAATCATTGTAGCGCTCATAGGTTTGGCCGGTACTTTAGTGGGTGCTGCCTTTGCGTTTGCACAAGTATTTTTTTAAGTCGACTTTAATTAGTCGGCTTTTTATTTTGGAGGTGGATAAATGGGATTACCAGACCCTAGAAAACGGAAACCTACCGCATCAGAAGTTGCATCATGGGCGAGAAGTAGGATAGGTAAAAGATTAGATGTCGATGGATATTATGGCGCGCAATGTTGGGACTTGCCTAACTTCATTTTCAAAAGATATTGGAATTTTTTTACAACAGGTAACGCTATTGCTATGGCGTGGTATCGCTATCCTAGAGGGTTTAAATTTTACAGAAATACAGCTAGTTTTGTACCCAAACCAGGCGATATGGCTGTATGGGGTACTGCTTCATTTAATAACGGTACAGGGCATACAGCTGTGGTTGTAGGACCAAGTAACCGCAATTATTTTACTAGCGTTGACCAAAATTGGCGAAATGCCAACGGTTATACAGGTTCTCCTGGATCGTTAGAAAAACATAGTTATTACGGCATCAGTGGTTTTGTCAGACCACCTTATCAAGCAGAAACTACTACAAGTAAACCGACAATTAAACCTACTAAACCCGTACCTGGTACATCGCCTACGCCGGAAAAGAATACCACTGAACAAACAAAACCAACTACCAAAAAAGTTAAAAAAGTACAATATACGGACTTTCTATACTCTCTAGATAAAGAGTTAGAATACAACGACCATTTAATAGTAGATGACGGCAATTTGATGACTAAGCCTAAAGGCATATACATCAAAGAATGTCCTCATTTACGCGACGTTGAAGAATTGTATCTGCAACGTAATAGATTTGTTAGTAAAGATGAATATCCACACGTTTATATTGATCGTGAACAAATATGGACTCCTAGGCCACCTGACACAGAGGCACCCTCACATCCAGGTTGGTTAGTGCTAGAAGTTTGTGGTGCGCAGACAGAAAGTAAACGTCAATTCATGCTAAACCAATTACAAGCACTTATATATGGTGTGTGGTTAATGAGTTGGTCAAAAATCAAATTATCAGAAAGCACAATCAAAGCTGACCCTAATATATGGCGTTCGATGAAAGATTTAATCGATTACGACATGATAAAAAACGGCATTCCTGATGAAAGCAAGTATAAAGAAGTAGAAAGCAAGATTATTGAGATGTATCTCAAAAAAGACAATTTACTAAAAGAAAAAATAGTGACAACTACAAGCACAAAAATAATCAAAATTAAATCCGACAAAGAGGCTAAAACAACTAAACCGACAGTTACAACGCCATCTACTTCTAAATCTAAATCAAAACAAACAAAAGCTAAGGTTACAGTAGAAAAGAGCGGATTTACATTTTCTCAAGCGCTCAACTTACAAATGAGTAGAGGGTACCCACAAAAAAGTAATGGTTATAGTTGGTACTTCCCTAGCCGTTCTGATGTGAGCGCGGCAATGAACCCTACATCTATATGGAATAGCGCATCACAACGTTACCAAATGCTTGATTTAGGTAAGTATCAAGGTATTAGCGTAGATAAATTGAATGTTATTCTAAAAGGTAAAGGTACACTTGCAGGACAGGGTAAGGCCTTTGCGGAAGGATGTAAAAAACATAATATCAATGAGATATACTTGATCGCTCATGCTTTATTAGAAAGTGGGAATGGTACAAGTAACTTTGCTAGTGGGCGTTATGGTATGTACAACTACTTCGGCATAGGTGCATATGATAACAACCCTAATAATGCGATAGCGTTTGCTAAAAATCGTGGTTGGACTACGCCTGCTAAAGCGATAATAGGCGGGGCTAAATTTGTTAGACAAGATTACATCAACAAAGGTCAAAATACGTTGTATCGTATGCGTTGGAACCCTAAAAATCCAGGTACACATCAATATGCGACAGACATTCGTTGGTGCAGTCATCAAGCAAGCACGATATACAGTTATTACAAAAAAATAGGGTTAAAAGGGCTTTATTTTATCCAAGATAAATATAAGTAAGGTTATTCACTGACAGTGGGTAACCTTTTAATTTTAAAAGAGGTGTATGCATGTTATTTAAAATGACAGATATTGAAACGAGTATCTCTCCTAAAAATATAAACATTGGAGATATTGGTTACCATTTATATACAAAAGATGAAAACACTGCTTTTATTAGAATAGGTATTAATCAATATGGCGAACGTATTGATCTAAATGCAATTGACATGACACCTAGGCTAGATTTATTAATGCAAGACGGTTCTATTCTATTAAATCAGCCTATTGACGTTTTGATGCCAGAAAAGGGCCTACTTCAATATAATGTACCAGAAAATGTTACAAAACATGTTGGTAAAGTGAATTGCAAATTATTTTTGGAAAGTAATACTAAATCTATACACGTTGCAAATTTTTATTTTGAAATTTTTGATAGTGGTATCGAAAACGCAGTAGCAAAAGAAGTAGAAACGAACAAATTGCAAACTATGATTAACGACATACTTAAAAAAGGAAATGTGGTTGGTGAAACAGGTTCTTCTCTCAAAGGGCTAACAGGCGTTTTTATAGGTGACAGTATTACAGAGGTTAACTTTAGAACAACAAAAAACTATCATAAATTTATCGCAGAACGTACAGGATTAAACGTTGTTAATATGGGGATAAGTGGAACCGGATATCAAGATAGACGTAATGTTGCATATGAAATAGCTAAGCAACCGGATTTTATATCTGTTTTTTTAGGCACTAATGACTGGGGACTTGTAGGTAATAAGTTGAGAGAATTAGGGGATGCGGATAATATACAAAATGGAACAGTTGCAAGTAATATTTATTATCTGTATAAACAATTAACTGAACGTTATCCATACACACCAATAGTTGTACTAACACCTTTGCCTAGAATTGAATGTAACCCTAACAATGAAGTGGCAAATAAAGCGGGGTATACTTTAGGTGAATTAGTCGAAGTTATTAAAAAAATAGCGTCGAGTTTTTCGCTCCCAGTGTTAGATCTTTACCATAATTCTAATTTAAAAGTATGGGACTATAACGTTAACAAAGAAATGTTTGCTTATGAACCCGGAAAAGAAGACGGACTACACCCTAACGCTAAGGGTCACGAGTTTATAAGTTATAGCATTCAATCATTTTACGAAGAATATGCGATTGTTAAACCTAAAATTTTATACAATTTAAATAGACCAGAAACAGAAACACTATCTAATGGTGCTAAAGTGACTTATGCGATACCTTATCAGATTTATTGGAAGAAAAATCAAAGTATGATAATGAATTTCAAAACATCAGAAATTGATTTAACTAATAAGAAAGTATTAAAAATAGAAAGTAACGGTGGTGCACTAATAAACTCTAATGGTGTTTCTGTAAATTCACCATATTACGTTACAAACACCCAATTTAACGACGGCACCCAATACAACAGAACTTCGGAAGTCGAAAAATTTATGAAGACATTAAAAGAAGTTGACTATTCAAGTGGACGTGGATATGAATACTTACCACAGTTGTTTAAAATAACATATGTAGATGCAAAGAGTAATCTAACAGGTTCTTATTCAAAAGACGACGGTATAGATATAGTACAACCTTCTTATAAACCAAGTGAAGACGTCGATAGTCCGACTTATAGAACGCCTAAGTCGGACAAACCAGATGAAGTGTTAAAGGACGGTAAAATTGCTACTTATCTTTATCCAAAACGTATCTTTTGGATAAAAGGGCAAAGTTTTGCAATTAATTTTGACCCGTTTGACAAAGATTTTGAAGAAGTGTATATATCAAGCATTGAATATAAAGATGCAAAAATTGGTATACCTAATAGTGTTTCAGTCAATACACCAGCTTATTATCAAGTTAAAGATTTTGACGATGGAACCACTTATAATAGGTTGTCAGAGATAACAAAGTTCACTAAAAATCTGCCAATCGCATCTTCTAGTGAGAGTAGAATTGATTACGAGCAAGTAGAATTAAAAGTGACTTATAGCAAAACACCTTTAAACACTAGTGGCTCGACAGCACCAACTGGTTCAACCCAACCAATTACTCCGACAGATAATAAAGACGGTACGTATTCAGTGACTTTAACTCCGACCAAAATATCTTGGAAGGAAGATCAATCATTTTTAATTAACTTTAACCCTAGCGCTATTAGTTTAAGTGGTAAGCAAGTTGTAAAACTAGAAGCGAACGGAAAAACATTGAAAAACGCAAGTAGTACACAAGATGGTTACTTCTTTTGGTACACAGTGCCAACATATGACAGTTTATCCTCTTTTAACAGGACGAGTGAAGTAAAAGATTTTGTTGGAAGTTTAACACTCGATACCACTGAGTCTGACGGCAAAAAAGTATATAAAAATATAGAAATGAAAATCACATATAAATAAGTTAAAGCTGACCTTTTTAGGTCGGCTTTTTAATTTGAATAAGGAGTGGAACGAAGATGAAAACAGATGCAGGTTCAATTGCACGTACAATCGCTTTAGCATTAGCGTGGATAAATCAAATTTTAGCTATGAATAAAATATCACCCATTCCAGTAGATGAAATGACGATAAGCACAGTGATTACTGGCGTAGTATCGCTTTTAGCTTGGTGGAAAAATAACAACTTTACTCAACATGCACATAAAGGTCAAAAAGAAATCAATAAATCTAAAGCAGGTGTGACTGGTGGTACTGGTTCGCCTTTAGGAGATGATTAAATGGCGAGTAAAAGAACATATAAAGATGCTATTAAATATTTAAAATCAATGGAAGGTAATGCTTACAACCCTGACCGAAGCTATGGATTTCAGTGCTTTGATTTAGCTAACCAATGGTGGTTGTATCTGTTCAATCATACTTTAAAAGGTGTAGGTGCAGCAGATATACCCACATGGAATAATTTTACAGGTGAAGCTACGGTATACGAGAATACACTTACTTTCCAAGCGAAACCAGGTGATTTGGTAATTTTTAACCGTAATTACGGGCAAGGTTACGGACATGTTGCTATTGTTTTATCGGCTACTTTAAATTCTATAACTGTACTGGAACAGAATTGGCTAGGCGGTGCGTACTGGAACCCACCAGAAGTTACGACTAAACGTGTACACGGCTATGATTTCCCTATGTGGTTTATTCGTCCATTTTACGCAAAAGAAACGACTGTTAATAAGGTTAAAAGCAAATCTAAACCAGTCGCTAAAGCTACTAAAAAGAAAGGTAAAAAGATTTTACTCGTTGCAGGTCATGGTAAAGGTGCTTATTCAAATGATCCTGGTGCCGTAGCAAATGGATATAACGAACGCGATTTTAACCGAAAAAATATCATACCTAAAGTTAAAAAGTATCTTGAAAAATCAGGACACAACGTTGTTTTATATGGTGGTTCATCTATGAACCAAGACTTGTATCAAGATACGTTATATGGTCAACGTGTAGGTAACTATTCAGACTATGGTTTATATTGGGTTAAAAAGAATGTGAAACCTGATGTGATTGTAGAATTCCACTTAGATGCTGCAAGTCCACAAGCTAGTGGTGGTCATGTGATTATTAACAATCAATACCCGGCTGATAATATTGATAAAGCAATCAGTAGCGCGTTAGGCAAAACGGTTGGTAAAATCAGAGGAGTAACAGCACGTAATGATTTATTAAATGCAAATGTAGCCGGTAAATTAAATCTTAACTATCGATTAGTTGAATTAGGTTTCATCACATCTAAAAAGGATATGAATTACATCAATGATCACTTAGATAGCTTTACTAAACGAATTGCAGAGGCTATTCACGGTAGACAAATCGATGCAAAACAAAGTAAACCTAAAAACACTACTTGGAAATGGAAAGGACATATTCATTTTACAACTCTAATGAAGGTACGGAAAAAACCAGGACTAACTGGCACTGTGTTAAATAGTAAACAATGGTTCGAAAGAGGAGATTATACAGACTTTGACCAAATTATCAAAAAGGACGGTTACTGGTGGTGTCGTTTTAAATTTGATAACAAAGGTGAATACTTTTATGTAGCGCTTTGTAGAATACACGATAAAAAGCAACGTATTAAATCAGAAACTAAAGAGTTGTATGGTAAGATTAGTTGGTATTAATATGATATAATATATTTACACGACATTTCACTACTAGTTCGTAAAGGGATAAGCATGACGGTGCTTGTCCCTGTTTTTTTATGTTATAAAATATCGTACCTTTTTAAGTAGTTGTGCCCATTTTTAATTTTATAATCATAAATTTGTTGTTATTTTTACGTTTACATATTAATATGTAAATATATTAGGAGGAGATCTTTATGCAAAAAATTTTCAAAACAATAGCCACAGCATACATGATTTCTGGAGATATGAATGGATATTATGGTAAAAAAAGAAATGAATTACGTAAAAATAGCTTACAATCGAGAAGTGATATAAATCAATTAGAAAGTGATTGGTACGCTACAGGTGCAGATATGCAAAAAGCTTTAAACGCATATCCAAAAGTAAAGGAACTAAATCATGGATACTGATACAAAACAGTCTAACGATGCAGAAGTGTTAGAAAGAAAACTAGAGAATGCTAATAATAGTGATGAAAGACGCGAAATTATAGCACGTGAAATTTCTTTAACTAAAAGTGGACCTCTTCCAGACCCTGAGGATTTTAAAAAATATGAAGAAGTTTTACCAGGTTCAGCTAACAGGATTATGGAAATGGCTGAAAAGAACCAGCAGCATAGAATGAACTTAGAAATTGTGGAGCAAGAAAAGTACTACAAAAGTAATGATTCAATTACGACAAAAGGAATTAATTCAAGTACGATTATTTCCATCGCGGGGATTATAGGATCAGTAGTATTAGGTATATTTGGAAAAGAATGGGCAGCAGGCATTATTGGGACTTTATCTTTGGGAAACATAGTGGTAAGTATGATTAACGCTACAGTAAATAATATAAGAAGAAAAGAGGACTAGTAACCGTATCTTAATAGGTACGGTTATTTTTTTATGCGTAATGTTCGAAAAAAATACAAACCACGTTCTTATGAGCGTGGTTTTTTATGCGAGGGACTCGGGTCCCTAAAAAGTCCCTAAAAATTTGTATTATATGGTGTGTTATTAATAGACAAAATAAAAAGAACCCCGTCGTTATGGGGTTCTTAATTTCGAAAAGTGTTTAATTTTCGATTAATAGCGTCCTGGGAGGGATTCGAACCCCCGACCGATGGCTTAGAAGGCCATTGCTCTATCCAGCTGAGCTACCAGGACATGAATTTTTAACACAAGAATTATTATAGCTAAAGAAACCTTATTTAGCAATAGCTTTAATATAAAAAAAGTTTATATTTTTCACTAATTATGTGTATTTGTAACTCATATCGACGATGTGCAAGTGCAATAACACATAAAGTCGAGCAATTGAATTAATATCTTCAAGCCATATGGACGCAGAAGTAATCAAATGTATAGAACCAATAGGATGCATTATAAGCAACTATGAACAAACTATAAACATTTATGAATAAAGTAATAAATAGATCACAAGTGTTGAAATTATTCTCATCTATTATTCATATACTCAATCCAATTACTAAATAAAAGTACCATGATAAATAGTGAAATACAGAAATTAATAAAGTTGCAATGACCAACATTACGATTAATTAAATAGTTGAAAAGGACTAGAGTATATTCACTTGTCTGTTTAAATAAATGGTTGTATTGAGAATCCTAGACTTGCAATGGTCTCTTAGTAGGTTAAAGCGTTTATAAAACAAGGTGAATTTTAAAGAAATATAAAGCTAATGTAAAGGTATTGTAAACGTTTGCAGAATTGTCAGATTTTGCACAACATATTTGAATGCCTAAGTGTGTTTTATATAATCAAAGGTCTACAGTTTTGATGTCTAATTTATAAGTTAAGAAAGATAGAACGCAAATAGCATAAATCACTATATAGTATAAGTAACAAAACGATAGGTAAACAAAAACTTACCAATTAATCGTTTTTGGTTTTAAGAAATAGCTTAATGTATCTATTGAATTTCATACATTAAGATTTAAATACTTTAAATAAAAAGAAATGGAGCGATTTAAATGTCAAAATTAGTACAAGCAATTTCAGATGCAGTTCAAGCAGGCCAAAACCAAGATTGGGCTAAATTAGGTACAAGCATTGTAGGTATCGTAGAAAACGGTGTTGGCATTTTAGGTAAATTATTCGGATTCTAAGTTTCCACATATAACATTTATTGAAAATATAAATAAACATTATAAAGGAGATAGTAATCATGGAAAAAATCGCAAACGCAGTAAAAAGTGCAATTGAAGCAGGTCAAAACCAAGACTGGACTAAATTAGGTACAAGTATCTTAGATATCGTTTCAAACGGTGTTACAGAATTAAGTAAAATCTTTGGTTTCTAAATTTAAAAATCAAACAATTTAAATATATAAAATTAAAAGAATGGAGCGATTTAAATGTCAAAATTAGTACAAGCAATTTCAGATGCAGTTCAAGCAGGCCAAAACCAAGATTGGGCTAAATTAGGTACAAGCATTGTAGGTATCGTAGAAAACGGTGTTGGCATTCTAGGTAAATTATTCGGATTCTAAGTTCGACTAACAACATTTTATTAATATAAATAAACAATACAAAGGAGATAAATATCATGGAAAAAATCGCAAACGCAGTTAAAAGTGCAATTGAAGCAGGTCAAAACCAAGACTGGACTAAATTAGGTACAAGTATCTTAGATATCGTTTCAAACGGTGTAACTGAATTAAGTAAAATCTTTGGTTTCTAATTTAACGTTTATTTTAAAACTTAGTTTAAATCATAAAAATTATAGAGAAATGGAGAGATAAATATGCAAAAATTAGCAGAAGCAATTGCAGCAGCAGTACAAGCAGGACAAGATAAAGACTGGGGTAAAATGGGTACAAGCATCGTAGGTATCGTAGAAAACGGAATCAGTGTTTTAGGTAAAATTTTCGGCTTCTAA